GCATGGCCAAAGGGAAATGGGAGAAGTGGATAGAGCCGAATCATCTCTTGATTTTAGGCGCGTGGGCACGTGACGGACTGACCGACGAAGACATAGCGCACAACATTGGCATTTCCCGCTCCACCCTGAAGGAATGGAAGAAAAAGATTCCGGCCATATCGGCCACCCTAAATACTAATAAGGCAATAGCCGATATCCGAGTAGAGAATGCCCTCTTCAAAAAAGCGATCGGCTGCACCGTCAAGGAGAAAGTCATTTCCAAAATCAAAAACCCGGACGGCACAGTCACAGAAACCGAGAGAATAGTGGAAAGAGAGCTGCCTCCGGATACAACGGCCGGGATCTTCTGGCTGAAGAACCGGAAACCGAAAGACTGGAGAGACAAGCAGGAAGTCGAGCTTTCCGGAAATGTAGGCATGACAGACGCGCTGAAGAAAGCGAGGGAACGAGTGAATGAACACCGAAATAGTAAGTGACCTTGCCGGACTGGCGAAAGACCCCCTCAGTTTCGTCTACTGGGCTTTCCCATGGGGTGAAGGACTCCTTACCCATCAGGACGGCCCCGAAGCCTGGCAGAAGGAAATACTGGGGCATATAGGCGAAAACGTATCCCCAGACAAAGTCATCCAAGAAGCCGTCGCCTCAGGCCACGGCATCGGGAAATCCGCTTTGGTATCATGGCTGATCCTATGGGCGATCTCCACCCATGAGAATACCCGCGGCGTCGTCACCGCCAACACCGAGACACAGCTCCTCACGAAGACATGGCCGGAACTCATGAAATGGCACGCCATGTTCCTTGCAAGAGATTTATTCAAAGTCACAGCCACCTCCATCTTCGCAGCCGAAGACGGCAAGGAAAAGAACTGGCGTATTGACGCCATCCCGTGGTCCGTGGCCAACCCGGAAGCCTTCGCGGGTTTGCACAATCAAGGAAACAGGACCATTCTCATCTTCGACGAAGCCTCCGCCATTGACGATAAGATTTGGGAAGTCGCGGAAGGTGCGCTGAACGACGCCAACACGGAAAGACTTTGGTGCGCCTTCGGGAACCCGACACGAAACACTGGAAGATTCTACGACTGCTTCCATAAATTCCGTCCATACTGGCACACCATGCAGGTAGATTCCAGATCCGTCAGATTTTCAGACAAGACAAAGATCTCCCAGTGGGAAGAGGCCTATGGAGCAGACAGCGACTTCTTCAAAGTCCGAGTCACCGGAGACTTCCCGGACGCTTCAGACCTGCAGTTCATCCCATTAGGCCTAGTCAAGAAAGCAGCGCAAAGGAACCTGCATGAAGGGCAATACAAATTCGCCCCCTGTGTCATAGGCGTAGACCCCGCATGGTCCGGCGGCGATGCCACCTCCATCTACCTACGTCAGGGACTCTACACCAAGAAACTGGCAAGGATCCTCAAGAACACAAACGACATGACCATAGCTAACATGATCGCCCGTTTCGAAGATCAGTATCACGCAGCAGCCGTCAACATCGATTTAGGATACGGGACCGGCATCTACTCCGCTGGCACTACCATGGGGAGAGCTTGGAATCTTATTTCCTTTGCGGGCTCCTCTCCCGATCCTGCCTGCGTCAACATGCGTGCTTACATGTGGTACGCCATGAAGAAATGGTTCCAGACCGGCGGCGTCATAGAAGCCGACCAAGTGCTGATAGACGACCTCACCCATGTAGAAATCAAACCCACCATGGACGGCCGCATTCAGCTGAAATCAAAGGACGAAATGAAGAAAGCCGGCGTCCCATCACCGAATGATGCCGACGCACTGGCTTTGACCTTCGCCCTTCCGATCATTCAGCAAACAGAAGACATAGTCAATACCAACTACAACCCATTTGATTGAAAGGAGAGATACACATGTGCGGATCCATTTTTGGCGGAAAAGTAAGAGTACCGGAAATTCAGAAAGTAGACCCGGCAGTAACAAACGTGACCTCCGGCGATATGAACGCGGATACCACCTCCGATGCGGAAGCAGCCAGAAAGAAAAGACTCCGCCAGGGCTACGCGGCCACCACCCTGGCGACACAGACGCAAGGAAAGAATACCCTTGGATAGTCTGGCAGCCTCCACCTTCACCCCTGAATATATCCCTGCAGACGGTGCCATCAAGACCATACCACGAGAAACGGCCGCCACCCGCGTAGGGGCACTGGAAACAGAAAGAAAAAACTGGGAAAAAAGATGGAAAGACATCAGAGACTTTCAACTTCCCTACCTGGGAGAATTTGGCGATACCGCCGATGTAACAGATCGAGGGCGCCGCCGTGACGGGAAGATGATAGACAGCATCGCCTGGATGAGCGATATAGCCTTTGGAGCCGGTGTCATGAGCGGGCTGACACCGCCATCCAGACAATGGTTCAAGATGGGATTTTCAAGAGCCGAAGCAGAAGAGGACATAGAAGCCATGCAGATTTTGGACCAGCGCCAAAAAATCGTGGAACACTACCTGCATAAATCCAACTTCTACAACTGCATCCACAACTGCTACATGGAGCTGCCATTTGGCCAAGCGCCATTGGGCGTATTTCCATCTATGGAAACAGGGATCCGATTTCAGAACTATACCATCGGGACCTACTACATAGGCACCGGGCCGGGCGGGAGAGTAAACACCTTTTGCCGGAAATTCACCATGACACCGGTTCAGATCATGGAACAATTTGGCGACAAAAACCTGCCGGACAAAGTGAAAGACGCCCTAAAGAGCGGCGGCAAATATACCAGGCAAATGAAAATCATCTGGCTGGTCATGCCCAATGATGGAAGAATCCCGGGGATGCCAGGCAATAAAAACATGCCATATACATCCTTGTATTGGATGGAAGGAGAAAGGGACTATTTATACTCCGGCGGCTTCGAAGAATTCCCGGTTCCCGTAGCCAGATACCAAGTTACGGGGCAGAATGCCTACGGCTTTGGTCCGGGATGGTACGCAGAAGGGCACTCCAAAGCTCTGCAAGTGTATAGAAAAGACTTCCTGCAAGCCGTAGAAATCATGGTAAAGCCGCCTATGGTTGGCCCTCCGGAAGTCCATAGGATTAACCTCATTCCCGGCGGATACACCAAAGAGTCCATCAATGGGCAAAACCAGATCCGACCGCTGTTCACAGCCCCCACAAACCCGCAGTGGCTGGCACAGGAAATCCAAAACACGGAAGATGCCATCAAACGCATCTACTCTGCAGACCTCTTCTTAATGCTCTCCAGCAGCGTGGACGAGCCCCAGAAAACAGCGAGAGAAGTCATGGCTTTGCAACAGGAAAAACTCCAGCAGCTAGGTCCGGTAGTCGAACGGCTGCAAGATGAATTTCTTTCCCCGCTGATCGAAAGAACCTACAACATTCTAGAAAGAATGGGGGCCTTTGATCCCATCCCTGACGAAGTAGCAGAAAGACTGCAGAACGAAGAAATCAAAATCGAATACGTCTCCCCACTGGCACAGGCCCAGAAAATGAGCGGACTCGTAAATATCGAACAAGCCATTGCCTTTACCGGACAGATGGCCCAGGTATGGCCGGATGTTATTAAGAAAGTAGACCCTATCGGAACCGTTTCCGAATACTTCGAACTCTTAGGAGCGCCGGGGAAAATGCAAAGATCCACAGAAGAAGTACAGGCCATGATGGAAGAAGAACAGAGAATCCAAGCACAGCAGGAACAGCTTGCCCAGGCACAAGCGATGGCCCAGACTGTAGCACCGGCAGCCCAGGCCGCCAAGAACCTGACTGACGCCGCTAATGACGGGAACCCGGCTCTGCAAACCCTGATGGGAATCAACTCGCCCGGATTGAGCAGCGTATGAAAAAAGTCATCACAAACCCTGAGGATACCGACCTTCTATGGCAAAAGCGCATAGAAGAAGAGCTCAAAGAAAGAGACAAAATTGCCTGGAAAAAAGTACTCAGCACCAAAGAGGGGCGATGGGTACTGGAAAGAATCTTGGAAATGACCGGCTATAGAGCCAGGACATTCACGGGAAACTCATGGACCTTTAGAAACGAAGGCATGCGAGAAGTAGGAATCACTATTAACGAGACCCTGGTAGAACTTCTAGGCATTGAAGCCGTCACCTTGCGGCAGAAAGCCGAAAAAGAATATATCAATTTTCAAATGGAGCAGAAAAGAATTTATGACACAGAAGACAAAGAATGAAATCAAAAAAGCGATTCTGTTTGTACTGGTATTTTTTGGAGCCGCCTTCTTCCTGCTTCAGCTGATGAACTAAGGAGAAACCACAATGAACGAACACACGAACACATTGAAATTTGACCTCCAGACATTTGCTGAACCGGAACCACAGAACGAACCAGCACCACCCGCCCCTGCAACACAGGAGGGATCAGGGGATCATCCGAAGCCGGATACACCGCAGCCCGCTTCCCTGGTGGAACAGGCGGCCGGACTGGAACAGGAAGCCGGTACCGTTAACTATGACTTCACAGGAAGCCTTCCGGAAGGATACGAACTGGATGAAAATACCAGCAACGCCTTTGGAGACATTTGCAGAGGAATGAATCTGAATAACGACCAAGCCAACCAGCTGGCCGCTTACGGCTTTAAATGGCAGCAGGAAATCATGGACCGTGTCCAAAAGACCCAGCAAGCCGCTTATGAAAAAGAAGCAGAAGAATCCAAAGCCTTCTTTGGCGCCAAGTTTGACGACGCTATGAAAAATGTCAGCCTGGCAGTCAACTCGTTAGAGCGAGAATATCCGGGATTTGTGGAAGCCTTGAATAAAGGCGGTGTAGGTAACAACAAAGCCGTACTGCAGGTGCTGGCAAAAGTGGGCACCCTGCTAAAAGAAGATCCCGGCGTCGGCGGGAACGACAAAGGGAACGGAGAAAACAACCCATATCCCAACACCAATTGGGACAATTTATAAGCGATAAGGAGAAAAAACAATGGCATTAGGAGACCTTTCTCTTACATTTAACGACATCCGCAAAAGACAGAACGTGGATGGAAACATTGACAACATCATCGAATTGGTACAGCGGGCAGACCCGATTATGGACCAGATTAAATGGATCCAGGGGAACCTTCCGACGGGCAATCGCACCACCCAGCGCACCAGCCTTCCCAGAGGGGAGATTCGCCGCATTAACCGTGGTGTAGGAAACTCCAAATCCACCACACGCCAGATCACAGATACCTGTGCCATGATTGAAGGCCACTCTCAGATTGATAAAAAACTGCTGAAATTGCAGAACGATCCCATGGCCTACAGAATGTCCGAAGACCGCGCTATGGTTATGGGCATGACACAGCAGGTATGCGACATGCTTTTCTACGGCAACGCCGATAAAAACCCGGATGAGTTCAACGGTATCGCCACTCGCCTTGCTTCCTACGGCGGGAAAATCGGAGACTCTTCCTATCAGGTCATCAATGGCGGCGGTACTACCGTAAAGAAGCAGACATCCGCCTACCTGGTATGCTTTGGCGATCAGGCAGTGACCGGGATCTATCCAAAGAACTCTGCAGCCGGATTCTCCCGCACCGACAAGGGGGAAATCATGGTATCCGATCCGGACGGCAAGCAGTATGAAGCGCTTCTCACCATTTACGGATGGGAACCGGGTTTGGCTGTTCACGATCCAAGAATGCTGGCGGCAGTCAGAAACATTGATACCGCCACGCTGGCGCTGGAATCGGCTACTGCCGAGCAGAAGAAAGCCATCGTAGACAAGATGATTATCGCCCAGCACCGCATCAGACACTTCATGAACGTCAATGCGGCATGGTACGTATCTCCATTCATGATGACACTCTTAAACCTGTACTACAACGACAAGGCCAATGTGTACATCACCAGAAAAGAAGCCATGGACGGCATGCCGGAATACTATGTGAACGGGATCCGCGTACTGGAAGAGCAGGCCATCACTGACGAAGAAGCAGTTATCAAGGAGGCAAAATAATGATTTACGATGCAGAAAACACATTCATGTGGAAGAAAGACCTTTCGACCGGAACGACTAGCGATGTGGTAGCCAATTCCGGCGGAGGCGATGCCTATGATCCGCTCTTTCTGGCAGTGACCGTCAATAGTGCATTGGACAAAGATGCCACCGTCACGCTCTCTACCGATGACGATGCGGCTATGGGAAGTTCTAAAACATTAGGATCTCTCACCGTCTCTAAAGACGAAGGCTCCAAAGCGTCCGTGAAAATCCCGCATGGTATGAAAAAATACCTCAAGCTGAGCGTCACAGGAGCGACTACCGGTGTCCTGACGGCTGCTTTAGTCGTTGATGTAGATCTCACATGATGGACGACAGAAAAACGGAAGAGCTCTCTATGAACGAACTTCGAGCCAGACTCTATGAAGCGGGCATCGAATACAGCGACAACGCCACTAGAGAGGAACTCATTCAACTGGTGAAACAGTATTGCTGAAACAGGCGTGGGTTCTTCCACGCCGCATGATAACAACCCTCTTGTTGCTATGCGGAGTAGAAGAACCAAAAGGAGGACACCATGAACGCAACCGAAATCTGCAACATTGCTTTGGGAGCCATTGGACAAGGGCGCATCGTATCCATGACAGAAGAATCCGAAGCTGCCAGAAACTGCAAACTATACTACAACCTGACAAGACAGAACCTCTTGTCTATGTATCCATGGGAATTTGCCCACAGAAACGCCAAACTGGCCCTGCTGGATGTCAATACCATGGGGTGGAACTATACCTACGCCTATCCGGCGAAAGCTTTGGTTATCCGAAAAATTTATGATGAAGAATTTGCAGAAGAAAAAGACAACGGCGAACCGACATATACGACCCTTTCTGTAAACGAATCACAGAAAGCCATCTGCACGAATATCAAAGACGCTTATTGCGAATTTACTATGGATATCGAAAACGCAGACGTCTTCCCGCCATCCTTTGTACAGGTACTGGCCTATAGCCTGGCGGCTGCCCTATCGTATCCCCTTTGTGCATCCATGCAAATGCAGCAGGCAAATTTCCAGTTGGCACAGAGCGCCATCGCATTGGCTAAATACACCAGCGCCATCCAGGATGAGCATAAGCCATCCTACCCCAATCATTACCTGACAGCGAGGTGGTAACCATGCCAAGAGAAACCATCTATGTCATACAGTCCTCTTTCACAACGGGAGAAATCTCTCCTGAAGTAGCCAATCGGGTAGACCTGGATAAATACCAATCTGCTTTATTGAACGCTGAAAATGCGTATATCCGCCCATATGGAGCTGTGTACAAACGGACCGGCTCTTTATTTTGCGGCTATGCTAAAAGCGCGAGTGTCAAACTCATCGAGTTTAAAAGCAAAGCCAACGCAGGGTTTCTACTGGAAGTCGGAGACAAATACATCCGTATCTGGAAAGATGGAGTCTTCACCGGGCAGGAAGTAACAACCCCTTACGCTGCTAGTGAGCTGTCAAAGCTAAGGACAGCCCAAAGCGCAGATATCCTGTATATCGCATCCGGCACCCATCCGGTGATGCAGCTGAAACACTATGCAGATAACGATTGGCGATTTGAAGAAATGGAAATATCCCGTCCGTATTTTGATGCAACCGCACAGGTTGAAAATTATGTAGCTGATGAGACCTGGGATAAAGCCGGAACCTATTCATGGCCATGCGGGGAAAGCGGTGACTATCTGATTACCGTAGCCGGAGCCGGTGGCGGCGGGTGCGAAGATCTAAGTCATAAGAGACAAACCGGATACCCTGAAAGTGACAACTACGTAACCGCCCAAGGCGGGAAGGGGGGCAATGGAGAGCTTCTGACCAAAACCGTTTATTTGGAGGCCAATACTGTTTACAACATCACCGTAGGAAATGGCGGGACAAAAGCAAATCCGGGGAACGACGGAGAGAGCTCCTTCTTTGGAAACATCATAAGTGCCAAAGGCGGTGGAGGAGGGCAGCCCGGAACTTTTACAAGTCAAAGAAAAGTAACGGGAAGGCCTCATAAATATTACAGAATATGGAGCGGCCAAGAAGGGGCAGCAGGCATATCCTACGGCAATGGCGGACAAGGAACCTATGGAACGGGAAATCCTGGATGGGTGAAACTGAAAAGCCTGGCAGATATTGAACTGACCGCCTCAGGTATATCCGGAAGGATGACCATAACCGCCGGGAAATCGTTTTTTACCAAGGATATGGAAGGGATGTGGATGAAACTTTCCCAAGACATTCCATCCCAGGCCGTACAGTCTAACGGAAACCAGACAACCGATGCGATTGCAGTAGGAAGCAGCTGGAAGATCATCACTCACGGGACCTGGACCGGAACCATCACCATTCAGCGTTCCGTCAATGGCGGCGAATGGAAAAACTATAGAACCTATCGCTCTAATGACGATAATAATATTTCCGAATCCGGCACTGAGAACATAGAAGATAACGTTCGACTTCGCATAGTAGCCACTGCCGGGCGTGCCGATCTGACCGCCAATGCCTACACAAAGGATGGGATGGTAGTCATTGAATCCGTCAATTCTGCAACCAAAGCCACCTGTTTAGTGAAACAAAACTTGGGGAAAGCGGGGAAAATAGATGCCTATTGCTATGGGGCTTGGAATAACAAATTCGGCTATCCAAGAACAGTCGCCTTCTTCCAAGACCGATTAGTCTTTGGAGGGACCTCTTATCAACCCTACGTCGTATGGATGAGTAAAACCGGAGACTATAACAACTTCTCTGTAGAAAAAGCGTCAGGCACCATAACAGACGATAGCGCCATCGCTTTATCTTTCATATCCAGAGAACAAGCGGAAATCAAGCACCTTTGCCCGGCAAACGATCTCTATGTACTCACCGATGCCAATGAATGGACCATTTACGGCGGAGACACGGTAACCCCCACCAAGTGCACACCGAAAGCCCAGACCTTTAGAGGGTGCAGCGATGTAGAACCGATGTCCATTGGCGGACGCCTCATATACATCCAGCGCCGCGCACAAACCGTAAGAGATATGGCCTACTCCTTTGAAACAGACTCCTACGACGGCATGGACATAACCCTGCTGGCCAAAAACCTGCTTCGAGGAATGCGCATCACCGATATTGCCTATATGCAGGATCCGGACTCCAGGCTCTACTTCGTCAGAAGCGACGGAGCCATGCTTTGCCTCTCCTATATCAAAGAGCAGAAAGTCTACGCATGGAGCCACATCAAAACAGACGGAGCCTACTTGTCAGTATGCAGCGTTGCCGGCGATACAGAAGACGATGTATACACCGCTGTGCAAAGACAAGGGAAAACATACATCGAAAAGCTAACCATGAACGCAGAGACAAGCAACCCCAAAGACTATATCATGCTTGACTGTGCCAAAGTCTTTACCTTTACATCTCCGGAAGACAGCCAAGAAGTGAAATGGCTATCCGGGGAAGTCACTGTTCTGGCCGACGGAAAATGCTTTTCTGATGTGGAAATTGATGAAAATGGCATCATCACCCTGCCGACCAAAGTGTCCTACATGATCATCGGCCTTCCCTATACCATGAAATTGGAACTTCCTAACCTGGAAATCAACACACAGAACGGAACACTGCAAGGGAGAAACAAAAACGTAAGAAGCGCTTCCTTACGTCTGCTAAACTCCTTGGGCGGGAAAATCGGGAATGGCGTGGGTCCCATGGACGCCATCAAGTACGAAGAATTATCAGACCAAGAGATTACCCTGTACACCGGAGATAAAGAAATCACAATCCCTAATAGAGGCGTAGAAAAGAATGGAAGAGTACTCATTCAGTCTGATGAGCCATATCCATTCAATCTGGCAGCCTTGGTCCGAGAGGTAGTTATCAATGATTAGAAGTAAATACAGAGTGAAAATCACGCCTTTGAACAAGGCCCACGCAGCATGCTATGGTCATGAAATGGCCGTGGATATAAGAGAAGAAGATAAAAAAGAATGTGAAATAATTGGCATTCCACCCGAAGCTGCAGTGGCAACATCTATCGAAGACTCGAAAGAAGTCTACGAAGCCAGATATAAAGGGACCCTGCTATGCGTCTTTGGCGTAGCAGTGAATGCGGTGTGGTGTCTGGGCACACAATCCGTAAAGAATCATAGGAAAGCTCTGGTCTGTATTGGGTATAGCTTTATTCAAGAAGTCGTCCGGAAATATGGAAAACTAGGAAATTTCATTTCAAAAGAAAATATCCCGGCCATAAGATATATCGAAAATGTGCCGGGGGTAGACCTCTATGAAGGAAATGTCACCATCAACGGAAAGCCTTTCTTATATTTTGAACTAAGGAGAAAAGACCATGTGTAGTGTAACCGCAGCCATGATGGGCCTCACGGCTCTGCAAGGATATACCTACTATCGTTCGCAAAATGCCCAATATCAAGCACAAGCCGCTGCCTATGCAGCGCAAGCGGATGCCGCAAGACAGAATGCTGGCATTCAAGATCGACAGAGAGAACAGATCGCAGACCAGTATGCCCAGAAACAGCAGGAACTGGATGCGAGAAGAAAACTGGTGATAGGCCAGCAGAACGCAGCAGCCGGATCTGCGGGTCTATCCGGCGGAAGCGTATTAGATGCCAATGCCGCTGCTATCGACCAGTGGCGAACGGACTCCATGAACCTGTTAGGGAATCAGAGAAACGATACCAAAAACGCCTATATCAATCAGGTTAACTATTTGAACCAGGCCAAACAAGCAGACGCGGCGGCCTACAACACCAGACAACAAGCGAAAGCAGCCAGGATTTCTTCGCTTCTGAATACAGCGATTAGCATGTATGGCGTTTCCAAAACCTTTGGAGGGACAGCTTCCAAGACCACCGGACAGCTTCACCATCCATCCGCCCTAGCCGGCATGCCGGAAACCATGGAAGACCAAGTCTTTGCCGTCACCAAGTACAAGCCGCAGAAATTTATAGGAACGAAAAGCCCCTATAGCTGGCTTAGGTAGGAGGATCTATGAAGCTTTCACAATTCACGCCCTCTGTGAATAAAAATACCATGAATGCGAAAATTCAGGCGGTAGATCATCCGAATGCCTATGGAGCCAATCAAGCCGGGGCCAATGCCTTGAATGCCACACTGAGCGCCGGTATAGGGGCTTATCAAAAAGAATGGCTGAAAGACCAGAACGATAAAATCTTTGACGCCAAGAACGACTACGAGCAGCGCATCAATTCCCTTATGGACGATGAGAACACCGGCCTTTTCAATACCCATCAGGGCAAGGCTGCCGAGAACCTGCAGAAAGATTACACCGACCAGGAACAGAAGATTTATCAGCAGGTCCTGCAGGATCATGGTATCTCTTCTGATTACGCCGTCCGAGCTTTCGGGGAACAGAGAGCACAGTCCCAGACCTCGAACCTTCGCATGATCGACAAGTACCAGCGAAAGCAGATGGAAGACTACGCAGGAAATCAGATTTCCTTGATGACCAGCAACATGGTGAACCAGTCCGTCAAAGATCCCGACTCCCTCATCCAGAACTTCGGGAGCTGGGAGAAGAACACCACCGCTATCTTATCCGGGCTCAGTATGGATCCCACGGCCATTGGCGTCAAAATGAACTCCCTGAAGAACGAGCAGGCCAAAAGCATCATGCAGTCCTACCTTACTACAGGCGACTACAGCGCAGGGTTAAACGCCATCGCCTACATGAAATCCCAGGGCATAGACGAACCGACACTCAAGGCTTACAAAGACCAGTTCCTTCAGAAGAAAATGACGCGAGAAATTAAAAGCAGCGCCGAAGACTACGTCAAAGGAAACGGACTGAACCTCACTACCATGACATGGGAACAGTTCCGGGATGCATGGAGGAAAGACCACCCGACGCCGGTCCCTCAAGGGAAAGGTAGCGTCACGGGAAATCAGATCGCGGAATTTGCCAGAAACAACTACACCGAAGGCGATCAGTGGATGGGAAGCGTCACCAAAGATCCCACCATCCAGTGCGATTCATGGACCGCTGATGTCTACGCCAAGACCGGCCTTTTCCCGGACGGGACAATCACGCACGGTTCCGACTTCGGAGACGCCTATCACAAGGCGGGTGACGGGTACGAGCCGCAGGCCGGGGATTTCATCGACGGGGAAAAGCACGTCGGCATTTATTTAGGGAACGGCCAGTACATGGCCAGAAACTCTTCCGGCGGCATCCACATCGGGAGCATGGACGAATGGAATGAATGGTTCGGCAAACCCATTGGCTATGGATCCGTGGCAGAGGCCAAGGGCGAAGCGGCGGACGACATGTCAGACGAAGAACGAGCCGAGCTGCAGGACAAGAGCGACGCTGCCTTAAAGCAGCGGTACGCCGAGATCCGCTCGAGCCAAGTAACCTACATCCAGAGCCAGGTGCAGAACATCACCAAAGGAATCCTCGAAATGGAGCAGAACGGTTCCACGCCCGGCCAGGCGTATGAGTACGCCGCGGATATTGTGAACAACGATCCCTTGCTGAAGGACTCTTCGGCGGGCGTCACGCTCTTAGGCCGTCTGATGAATCAGAAGAGGACCTATGAAAAATCACAGAACAGAGCTGCCAATGTAGGCAGAGGCCTTGATACCAGCGGCTGCCTGAAGGAGAAAGGGTTCAACGCCTTAGAAGGATTTATCGGGACGAAGATCAATTCCATCGAAGACCTAGACAACACCATCAAAGACCTGCAGGAAGAGGGTGTCTACCTCACTGCTGAGCAGGATGCCAAGATCCGAAAAGACGTCATCGACTGCGGCAACGGCGTAGGAACCTTTGCTATCAAGATCCCGGATGATGACGCTACCATTGCGGCCATGTGCTATACCAACACTTCTGCTGTCACCTCGACAGCGAAAATGCTCATTAAGAGAGAAATTATGGATTTCAAAAACGAGCAGGGGAGAGATCCTGATAATGACGAACTCCGTACCATCTACTACGATGTGATCGGGAAAGAAGGCCTCGACAGCACTGGTAAAACGAAAATCGGCGGGATTAACATCTTCGGTGTAAACCTTTTCGGGGATGACTACGAAGCTCCAACCATGAGCAAAGCGCAGGCTTACAACGATCACATCAGGGAAACGTCGCAGGCCGTAGACGAAGATGGAAATCCGAATGGTTTCTACATTGACGTGGACTACGGGAACGGAAAGAGCGAGACCAAGTGGGTATCTGATGAACAGATGAGACAGATTTCCAATGGAGAATTAAGCGTATTCGATATTTGAGAGGAATCACAATGGATGAAGAAATTTTAGGAAGCGTGCTGCGTGGGATCAAGCCCAAGGACTACACACCTATCCAGGTGAGACCGACACCGGAGCTTGGCGGCATTCAGCTGACTGAAGAGCAGCAGGCCAAGAAGGATAATATGGAATCCGTCAAGGATGGAGAGATCCTGCCCTTAGGCGGCTTCACTGACACCGTAGAAGCCCAGTGGGAATCTGCCAAAGACCTTGTGAAATCCACTGACGTATACAAGAACCTTTTCGGAAACAGCGCACCGGATGATAACCGCCTCGAACAGTCTGAGAAATTAGGAAGCGCGCTAGGCATTGCCCCACAGCTGATCGCCTCCGATCCGGATATGTACAAGGCAGCTGTCACCACCTATGAGAGACAGAGGAATGCGGCCGCGCTGAACAACCAGCCATTTTCTATCAAGACCTTGAATGAACTCTACCCGGAACTCGACACGGAAGACCCCGTGGCCACCACCATTGCCCTGAAGGACTATACCAATATCCTGAAGAGCCGAGAAGCAGCAGCGCAGGGCGCGGCGGTTTATACCATGCCGGAAAGCAAGCTCACCGATCTTTCCAACGTCATTGGCTACCTCTACGACACCGGCACCCATTTTGCGGGCACCGCCTACGAAGCTGGGCAGGCGCTCGACGCACAGAGCGAACTCATGTACAAAGCCTCTATTGGGGAAATCTCCGATGAAGAAGTAGAGAAAGCCATCCCTGATCTCATGAATGCGCAGAAAGCATACAACGCAGAAATCGGGGACTCCTACGTGGCCAAGATTGTAGGGGAAACCATCTCCCAGCTTTCCATGCAGAAGAATATGATCATGCGCGGCGCAGCAGAAATCATCGCTCCGATCGCTCCGCTGGCGCAGCCTATCTTAGCTGCCACCAAAACAAACCTGCCGCAGATCGCCACCTTAGGCGCTGCATCTGCAGCGAGCGCCGTAGGAGCCACGGGAGCTGTGGCAGGAGCAGCCGTCACAGGAGCGGCCGCACTGGCAGGGCTCATCGCCTTAGGCACTGCTTCCGTCTTCACAGGAACCTATAGAGCGGAAGCCGGGCAGGCCTATTGGGATTGGCGCACCAAAAAGGATAAAAACGGGAAATCTGTTTATACCCGAGAGCAGGCCATTGGCCATGCCAAGAGAGTCGGAAGGATCAATGCAGCCATTGAAACCGGTGCATGGGAGCTCGCACTCAAGGGCATCACCAAAGTATGGGGGAGCGACGCAGCCAAAGCCGTCATCAAGAACGAAGCCGCCATGAAGAAACTGATCGGCGCAGGGAGAGCTGCCGTAGGAGCTAAAGCCATCGGATACGGTGTGAAACAGTTTGCCAAAGTGGCAGCGCCAGAGATTGCCGAAGAAGGCCTGCAGTCTCTTTCTGCAGATATCGATACCAGACTCTTTGGGAAAGAAACTGTCCCCGTAAGAGAAATGATGGGGAATGCCTTGGACGCCATGATCGAAGCTGTCCCCTCCGTTGTTGGTATGTCGATCGGAGGTGCTGCTTTAGCAGGCACAGGGGCACATAGAGCCATGCAGAGAATCGCTGGCCTCTCCGAAATGAAAGACGCCGTTATCGAATTCAAACGTGAGAACGAAAGATCCATGCTGCAGAAACTCATGGATCTCCGCTCCGAATCATCCCTTTACAAAAAAGCACCGGAAACCTACCGGAAGACACTGCAGAACCAGCTCGATCATACCGGCTCCGGCACGCTTTACATCGACGCTTCCGCAGCGGCCGAAAATGAAAAGACACACGATGCCTTAAACAAGCTCGTAGAAGATGGCACGATCACCGCTAAAGAATTAGATGACGCCATCAAGACCGGCAAGCCCTTAGAGGTAGAGACCGGGAAATACATGCAGACCGCCACCCCCGAGACCCATGAAGCCCTTTCCGACTACACCACCATGGACAAAGGAGAAAAAACGATCCATGCCATCCGAGAAGAACGCCAGCGCATGAAAGACATGATCGACATTGTCACCATGACACGCGAAAAAAGAGAAGCGGCCGCTACAGAAAAAATCTTGAACGACCACTTCTCCGATGATACCGATATTGGAAGAGAAGATAGGGACACCGCAAGAGAAATTCTTTCCGGCGGCTTAGATCATATCGAAGACACCTGCAAGACCATCCTCCAGGAAGCCAAAGACGCATGGGGAAAGCTGACCGGCGTCAAAGAACTCCAGGACTACATGGAACGGAGAAAGACACAGGACGCGAATTTTTCCAATGAAAAAGGCGTCGATATGTTCGACGTCGGGGAAGGGAAAGATCGGGTACATCTCAGAGTTTCCAAGAACCCAGATTGGTATCAGGATTTTTATGGTACATACGGAAGAGCACCAAACCAGCGTGAACTCTACGATATCGCTCAAGGGAAAATCATTGCCGAGAATGATAAAGGCGATGAAGAATCCAAAGCGGCCATCGCTGAGATCGAAGAAGCGAAAAAGAGAGTCGAGTCCATCGAGAGAGTGAGTGAGACGCTGAAATCCTTAAACAAAGAAGATCTCATCGCGCAGACACTACTGGATCCCGAGACCTATGAAGAAGCCTACAAGCCGCTTCTTGAAGAAATCAAAGCCGCAGGGAATGGCGCTGTCACCAAAGCTGCACGAGACTCTGCCTTGGTTCTTGCAAAGCTCGCAGAGAACTTTCATAAGAACTACGGCGTGCCTTTGAAACTGGCCATGGTAAAAGCGGGGAAAGTCGTGGGAATCAACAAGGAAGCCTATCACCAAATGGCCGAGCAGCAGCTGGACACAGATGAGAAATCCTTCGCAGATAGCGTAGATCGTTTCATGGCAGGAAAGATTTCCACAGATACCATCCAAGTCATGAGGACTCCGCTTGTGATGAGGCTTGTAGGAGCTGAAGTTCTGCCGGTTGAAATTTCTGTATCCGACTTGAAAAAAGTTTTAGTAGACAAGCATACGGATATCACTCCGGACATCATGAAACAAATTCCACGTGCACTTACGGATCCGATGATGATCTTTTCCACATACAGTGGGAAAAACGGAGAAGTGCGCAAGGTGATCGTGCTTGAGCTCAAAGATAAGAACGGGGCTACCATCGTGGTTCCTATGGAATTGGAACGCATGAGCGACGGGTATAAAGTCAACCGAATGACAAGCACTTACGGGAAGACGGATAGAAAAACCGGAGAGCCATCGTATGAGTGGTTTAAAAAGCAGCTAGAGGCAGGGAATCTTGAGTATGTCAATAGAAAAAAGGCTACCGACTGGATTTCTACAGAGCAGCCCGATTGGCTCATACCTAAAGAAAAAGTCGATAACCTTTTATCTGCTCCTAATGTAGCAAATGAAGAAGATCTTGTCAAGCTGAAAAGCGAAAATCCCACCTACTACCAGACGGCAGCAGACAAAGACCTCGTCGTCTATCACAATGTTTCTACTGGCAAATTGAGAGAAGCCATCAAGCTGGGCGGCCTCCCGATGCCTTCCCTCGCCATCACGAAGAGGGATATCCCATTCGGGGACTTTGGGGAGATCACGCTGATCGGGGATAAGGACATGATAGACCCACGGAAATCTAGGTCGAACGAAGTCTTTTCCAGAGATGCCTATACCGTGAGAAAACCGGTGGTGAATTATGAAGTGCCGGCGAAGATAGATAGCGATGCTTTTCACAAGAAATACGAAGAGACAAGAAAGTTCCTCAACAAGAATAGTATTGACGTAGGAGAAATTAACTTTTCCTTCTACAATGGGGAAGAGTCTCTTGCGGCAATGGAAAATAATATCGCAATTAAATACTACTACGTTAAGAACGTTTTAAAGAAAGACATCCCGATAAAAGAGCGGACAGTAACGCCTCCGGTAAGAGGTGAAAGGCTTTTCAAGGAGTATCCAGAACTTATTCATGCGCTTAAATCTTCTAAGGTAAAGGAAGGTGATTTTTCGGAAGTAGACCAAGCGGCTCGACCATACTTTGACGAAATGAGACAGGATATCGCCATGGGAAAGGGGCTAGTGGGACGTTCTAAGCGAGTATTGGCTAAGCGGACAACGAACGGACATATCAATGAGGAGGGAGTAAAAGAGCTCCTTTTACGGCTTTCTGCATACGAGGAAGATAAGAAAAAGAAACCCTACAAAGAGGTGGACAGACAAGATTTCGTAAAGGATTTACGTAAGACCATCGAAGAAGCAGGCATCGAGAGATTCACGGCGTTCGTCCGTTCCGAATTCGACAGCCTCTATAACGACAGGTATCTTTGGGACAACGGGAAGAAATACGCTTTCAACATTGACAATATTGTCAAGCTGATGAAAAAATACCGCGGTACCAACAACGAAGGACCAGGCGGTATCAACTACGGCTTCAACAGCTTGCTTGCTTTCCTTTCCAAAAAGTTCACGTCAATTAGGGATATCAAAAACCATGAATCACTCCTTGCGCCAAACAAGAAAGAACTCGCCAGGTACAAGAAGGCGGAAGACATGTACAATCGCCTGATAGACGAAGCAGCTGAGCTCCGCGGCAGTTACGGCATGGATTTAGACATGGATCTGGCTGGGCTCATGAAGGACACGAGAGATGGGAAGAAAGATCTGCACGGATTCCCGGAAGATAAGAAATTCCTCCAGCACATCAAAGATTTTCTAAAGGAAGCGGACAAGGTAACGACGGACTACTTCGAAGCCAAGCCAGCTAGGAAGGTGACGTTCGACGAATTCTCCGGCGCTGTTATTCCGAAGGGGACACCGGAAGAAACGGTAAACTTTCTGGAATCACAAGGTATCGTGGTCCGTGAATATGACCAGGACGTAGAAGGCGATCGAGAAGCGAAGGCCAAAGAATTAGGCCAGAAGCTGAACGTATATTTCCAAAACAAATACCAGGGCTCCTACGACAGAAACGCCAACGTCATTGAGCTTTTCGACGGTGCGAATGAATCTACAGTCATCCATGAAGGCGCTCATATGTTCCTTTCTATGCTCGAGAACATGAGTCAGATGAGCGAAGAGAATGTCGCCACCTACTTCAACGGGGATACGGCGAAAGCACGCGCTGCATTGAAGAGCATGCAGGGTGATCTCTTTACCATTCGTTCATGGGCCGCCTTTTCCGAAGATCACCTCTCTGAATACAAGGGGACTATTTTAGAGAAGGAATTCACAAAGTATGCCGAAGACATCAGAGCAGGGAAGGCCGGTGCCATGGAACGCTGGATGCAGGAACGCTTTGCCAGAGGCTTCGAGAAATACCTCATGGACGGCAGCGCACCCACCAAAGAAATGCAGGGGATCTTCCGACGGTTCAAGAAATGGCTGACCGACATCTACAAGACAACAAAGAATTTGGGGAATGTAGAACTTACACCTGAAATCAAAGACATCTTCGATCGTATGATTTCTACAGAAGCCGAAATCAACGCATGGGCAGCGCAACGAAAGCTAGAAGCCATCGACAAGACCGTCAACGTGAACCAGTCCGAACTGGGCAACCTCAAGGCATGGGCTGAGAGCGTCAAGGACAAAGCTCTGGAGAAAGCCATGAGTTACTACCTTCGTATGGTGAGAGAAGAAGCCATCGAAAACTTCACAGCCTCCATTTCTTCTGAAGAAGAGAGAACCAGCTTCGTCGGGTCTCTGGGAGAAGAGAATGAGATCTATCAGATCGAGACCATTTACAACTCCGACACATTCCCTACAAAGAAAGACCGTGACGAATTTCTCCAAATGGCCGGGCTCACAGAAAAAGATCTGAAAGAGAAGCTGAGAGCTGCTGGCGGCACTACGGAAGAACGGTGGAACAAGCACATCGAAGAGATGGTGCAGCACTATCGGGAAGAAGCATTAACCCCGGAGGCCATCAGGGGCATGGCCGAAGAAATTCTTCGTTCTCCGGAAGGCATGGCCAAGAAGTCTCGCATCGAAGCTATGCTGCTTGAAAAGAAAGTTTCTGCTTACATCCATCTCGTCAATTCTATGCAGATGGAACTCAAACGGTCCAAAGACAAGAAAAAGACCGCGAGAGAAATTCGCAAGCGATTGGGACTTGTTTCCGAAAAAGAAACAACAGAGGTCGACAAGCAGACAGATGTGATTGCCAAGTCGGAAGATAAGATCGCAAAGCTGGAGAAGCAGAAGAAGCTGCTAAAAGAGCAGCTTGAAAAAGCGAAAGCAGAAGCTGCAGCAGCCAAGGGCGAGAACCAGTCAAGAAAGGAATCACAGACCATTCTGGAAGGAAACATGCGAGCCCTTGAAGCCGAGCTTGAGAAGGAACGCGCCCAAAGAGCAAAGGCCGACAGCACCACAAAAGACGCAGAACTCACCGCGGCTGATCTTGCTGTGCAGCTCCAGACTATGGTAGACGGCCTCAAAGAGTCCAGAGACGCCATGCGCTTCGACATGAGGGAAATCAAACAGGACGCCAGAAATACATTAGGTGGCGAGAAACTCTCCCACGCAACGAGTTGGCGATGGTGGGAGAACAAGGCGCAGATTGCAGAAGCCCGCGCCATGAAAGCGGCCGCAGGCAATGACTGGGAAGGCGCTGCTTATTGGAAACGCGAGCAGGCGCAGTGCCTCACCATGGCCAAGTTTGCCAGGGCAAACGAAGAAGAAATCCGTCGCACACTTCACGGAGGCGGCGGGAAAGTCACCACGCCTCTTCTTAACGAAAACGGCATGGAGCGCTACGGCATCTTAGGCATCCTGAACCGCATCTCCCGGACGGATAAACCAGTCATGATGAAGGACGACGCACGCTACTTCGTGCAGCACATGGCATACGTCTTAGGCCTCACAAAGAAAGACGGCATCTTGCCTATTGACGAGAGCGGGCAGGAGAGACCTTTCAACTGGCGCTGGCTTGCCGTAGAGATGAACCCCATGCAGGCCATGGACAATGAAAACTACTTTGCCGAAGACATCATTCCCGGATGGATGAGAAGCGCCTTCGACGGTACAAGTTCCATGAAGCTAAAAGACCTTACCATGGACCAGTTCCGAGAAATGGCAAAAGTCATGAAAGCTGTCTACAAATTAGGGAGAAGAGAATACGAGGGGAATACCTTAGGCACCTCTTTCGATGACGCGGCACAAAAGATCCACGATGAGATTATAGACAACTGGACGCACCGCGTGGCCACTCCGGGACTCAAGAACCAGACTGCCACTAGCCTGGACAGGCTGGGGACAAAAATCCACAGCCTCATCAAGGACATCACACTTCCTGAAATTCTGATCGAACGACTGGGAAAGTCTGCTACCGAGTATTTCTATAAACCCATGGACAAAGCGGCTGCCCATCTGCGAGAGCTAAAGAGTGCAGCACGAGTCACCTTCCGGAAGAACTTTGCGATCTACTCCAGAAAAGAATGGACCGCCATCCGAAGCAAGAAACTTTACACGATCGGCTTTGATGAAAGAGGGAAGCCTGTATCCTATACCAAGGAGCAGCTCCTCGCCATGGCCTTAAACTTTGGCACCAAGTCCAACAGGGCACGCCTCATAGAGACCTTATGGCTGAGCGATACCTTGAACACCGACGAGAAAACCATCCTTGATATGCTCGATAAGAACCTCACAGACAAGGATTGGGACTTCGTAGAGAAAGTATGGGATCACCTCAATTCCTACTGGGGTGAGAGAAACAAAGTCCAGAATGATCTCTACGGCACGCCCCTAGGGAAAGTTCAGGGCGAAGATTTCACGCTGAAGTCGGGACGTGTCATCCACGGCCAGTACTACCGTATCAAGTACGATCCATTAAGCAGCACGAAGACAAGCAACTTCTCAACAACAGACATCGCCAAGATGGACATGCAGAATATTTCCTCCTTCTCCTTAGGTATGGGGAGCACCAAGCAGCGTGCGGGAGCTTCCGGCGGGCAGAAGCTCCGCCTCGACCTCGATGTGTATGTAGAAGCTGTGAACGAAGCCATGCAACACATCGCCATGAGAGAAGCCACCGTAGACGTCTACAAACTCCTCAACAGGAAAGAAGTCGTCACCGCTATCGAAAACACCGCAGGCCCGGAAACCCTTTCTCTGCTGCAGGGATGGGCCAAGGACTGCTGGCACTCCTCGATCAAGGATATGAGCGAATGGGACTCTACCTTAGGCAGAGCCCGGCGGCGCTTCAACTTCACAACGATGGGGTTCCGATTCTCCACGGCTTTACTGAATATCGGGAACATCACCGGCATGATGGAACGGATGGGAGCAGCCAATGCCCTAAAGGCCGTCGGAGATTTCTATTTTCATGGGAACATCGTAGAGCAGCGGCGATTTATTCAAACCAAGTCCACTATGATGAGAGACCGAGGAGCCACCATCGATAGGGATATGTACATGCAGGATAGATTGCCGGTAGGGAAGAACGAGTCCGAGTTCCGCTCCAAGATCGAGCACGGCAAGTATGGCGTCGATACCTTAAACTCCAAGGCATACTGGCTGATCCAGGCGACAGATGAAATGTTTTCCTTGCCAGAATGGTTATTCACTTACAAGAGAGCCATGGCCGCTATGGAAATCGAAGGCAAGCTCAATAGAGACGAGATGGACGCGGAAGCCGTGAGACTGGCAGATAAAGCCGTGAGAGAGACTTTCGGATCCAATGAGACCAAAGACCAGACCAGCCTTATCAGGAAGAACGGAATTCTTGCACAGATGACCACCTTCTATAGCTACACGAACCTTGTCACGAACCAGTTTATCCGCGCAGGGTACACCTTATACGATAAGGGAGATGTGAAGCCGCTCCTCGCAGCCACGTGGTATTGGTGGCTCCTAGGCGCTTTAGTCGAAACAACCTTACGAGAAATCGGGGACGACTCTGATGATGAAGATAAATGGAAGAAGAAATTCCTTCATGTCATCGCCTCCGGCGGCCCCATCGGCGGCGTCCCTCTTGCAAGAGAAGCCGTCCCGTGGACGGTAGATTTCTTTACCGGGAAATCCTTCGGGTCCGCCGCTCCTGATGCTCCATTCTTCGACACCTTAAAACACATGGAAAACTTTCTCAAAGCGGCCAAGAAAGGCGACCTGATCGAGATGGGGAGAGGAGCCACCAAGGCCATCACAAGGATATCCGTACCCGTCCCGGATACCATCACAGATGCCTTCTGGAACTTCATGCGAATGGCCTGCACAGATACTGAATTCACCATGTGGGATTGGTTCAGAAAATCCCTATGGGACAAAACACTCAAGGAGAAGAAAAAATGATCGAACGATTTTATTATCGGCTGATCGATTGCCAGCCATGGGCAGACGCAGCGAAACGGTTATGGATAAACCTATGAAAGAGAAAAAGGAGGGTAAGAAATGATAGGTGCCGAAGTAAATCGAATCGTCTATAAGGGGGATGGGATTACAACAAGTTTTCCGTATACCTTTACGGTTCTTGAGAAAGCGGATATTGTCGTGACGCTTGTAGACAAGGAAAGCAAGAAAAAGACTCTCACGAGCGATTACTTCATTGATATGGACAAAAAAGAAATTACCTACCCAGGGTACGCGCTCGGAGAAGAACCTGCTGAGGCCGAACGGCCGCCCGTGCTTCCGGCGGGATGGTATCTTGTCATCCAAAGAAAAACGAAAATAGACCAGCAGACAAGCCTCGGGGACAAATGGCCCTTTGATGTGACGGAAGATGCACTGGATAAAATCACCAGAATTTTGCAGGATTTAGATACAGACTCTAAGCGGCATTTAGAAATTTCTGCAGAGGCTAGCGGCATAGATCCCATGCTTCCATCGCCTAAAGCCAACATGGGCTTTTACTGGGACGAGACCGGGACAAAGCTTGTAGAGGGCCTAAACCCGAAGGCCGCCAGCGAAAGCGCTGCACGTAGTGCTGCAGCTGCCAGTGCCAGCGAAACCAGCGCGGCTGCGAGTGCAAGCGCAGCCAAAGCTAGCGCAAATGCTGCAAGAGAAAGCGAAAAGAACGCAGATAGCCGAGCACAGGATGCGGAAAGCGCGGCCAATACAGCCAAGACCTATGCAGAAACCGCAACCAAGAAAGCAACGGCGGCGGGGGATAGTCAAACTGCGGCCGCTCATAGTGCAAGCAGTGCGAAGGCGTCGGCAGATCATGCCGGCGAAAGCGCTACCATTGCCGCAGACAACGCAGCGACCGCGACCACATGCGCCGCACAGGCGTCGGATGCAAGAGACGCGGCCATTGGCGCGAAAGATGGTATAGAAGCTGCGCAGGCCAATGCCAAGGCAAGCGCTACGGCGGCAGCGAATAGTGCGACTTCCGCGCAGGAGAGTGCGGAAAAGGCCAAGACCAGCGAGACAAATGCAGCCGCCTCCAAGACCGCCGCTGCGAACAGTGCAAGCACTGCCAGCGCTAAGGCGACAGCGTCCGCCAATAGCTCCAGCGCAGCGGCCACCAGTGAGAAGAATGCCGCTGGCTCTGCCAGTGCCGCCGCAACAAGTGAAAGCAATGCGCTGAAGAGTGCAAGTGCGGCGAATACCAGTGCAGGCAACGCCAAGGTCAGTGAGACGAATGCGTCCGCGAGCGCGAGTGCAGCAGCACAGAGTGCAAGTGCAGCAGCGAAGAGTGCTATTGATGCTGCTAAGTTTGACCCTTCTAGCTACTACGTAAAGTCAGAAGTAGATAACAAAATAGATAATGTCTGGAAAACACCAATGAATTGGGATGTGCAGGGATCAGCTGAAATAATGGGGGGAACATCTATCATATATGATGAAAGTGGAAACACAGCAAGATATTCGCTTAATGCATTCTTTAAGCAGGTCTTAGCATTTATAAATGAAAATGTACTAGTGAACTATGCCCTTGAATCGTCTATTCCTACAAAGACATCTCAGCTGACTAATGATAGTGGTTTTGCTACAATCAGCAATGGACACCTTGTTATTAACGGGAGTGAGTTATGGATAGAATAAAAAACGCCATCATACATTGGTTAGGCGGATGTACTGCTGAAGAAAAGCACACCGTCGAACTTCAGTGTGACCGCCTGTATGCAGAGCTGAAGGCGAACGAGCAGGAGCTAGCAAAAGTAAGCGCAGAGTTGGATAAACTGAAAGCACTTGACCACGATATCGTGTTAGATATTGACGGTAAACAAATATGGGTAAAATAGGAGGACTTGATGGGAATATTTACTAAGAAACTTCACATTCTTAAAACTGGCGGGACAGAAGAGACCTGTAATATTTATACAACAGCCGAAGAAGTAGGCGGCAGTCCTTACCTTGCTCTCGAAGTTGACGGGACGAAAGGGTATGTAAAACTGGGAAGCACTACTGACGCTAATGCAACTCATTTAAGAGTAGAGAAAAATGGCACAACTTACGCAGCATGGAAAGAAGCCGTAACTTATGTCAATGTAACAATTACACAAAGTGCTAATCAGACAATCCACGTATACACGCCGCAAAAGAACGGTGGTACAGACCACACGTCCTCATTCGTTATCCCGAAGGGTACGACCTATGAAGCAGAAGTTATTGCTGCTGATGGTTATACCGCAGGGACATTAAATGTCAATGCGGTGGGGGTAATCAATAGCAATATGACATTTAGTGCTAGTGGAGCAAGTATTACCATACCGACAGGACGCATGGAGTTAGATTACAATACTGTGGATTTTACAGTTCCAGCAGGAATAACAGTTCTCTATATGTATAATCGTTACCTGAGTGCTTATGTAGGCGTTACTCCAAATACAAAACACAAATTATACTACGATGAAAACTATAGAGACGACGTTGACGGGGAAACATATACTCTTGATGTTGTATGTGAGTCCCACGGATACATTACTGGCACTATGGAGGAAATAGGTGGTGGCAATACTCCTGGTTCTATCACTATAGAATGGTCTCCATCAATAAACACTCACCCCGTAGACATCAAACATTACGAATCGTAAAACAACAATGGATTAGTAACAAGGGAGTTGATTTGATGAAATCAGGAACATTTACAAATAACACATCGTTTTCAGCAACGGCTGCAAGTGTAGCGGTGCCGAGCGGAAGTACCATTATCACCGTTATTAGTTATAACTCAGCCTCATTTACCGTGCCCAATGGAGTTAGAGTAGTTAGTGTAGATGGTAGTTACGTTGGTGTAACCCCTAATAAAACTTACAGTCTTAGCGGATGGATACCGACTGAACATCATACAGGTGACGAGGGCACGCCATTTTTGCAAAGTTCTAGCGGCGTCTACTGGTATGGAGGTCCACCTGAAGATTACCCAGACCAAGCTTCGGCCTCATTTACTATCAGATGGAGTGCAGACATCAATGCGCATACACCATATGTCACTGACTATTAAGGAGCGAAAGGAGACTACTTGGATATTTTGAATAACCTTGTTGCTATTTTAACAGTAGCTAGTTGCCTGAGTGCTGCTTTCAACTACGTTGTTATCAGACCACTTCAAAACTCTATTGACCTTAATAGTGACGTATTATCAGAGTTGAAGAAAGAGATTGAAAGGAGTGTAGCAGACAGGAGGGCAAAACGTATGCTGCTCAAGCTTCACGAGCTGGACTGCGGTCCGCATTTTGATGTCGATATTGCTATCAAGGCGGTAGCCAGTATGGAAAATGTTGATGGTACTACAGGTCAACACTGGACGTTTGCAGAAGTGGAAAAGGAAGCACAAAAACGTAATATTGACCA